GCAGATACTCTTATTGTATCAAGACTAACAGCAGGACCTTTTCCTAATGCAGCCCTTGCTTGCGATGCTTGTATTTCTGATTTAGTAAATCTAATCCCTGTAACTATATCATAAACACTCAAAGTTTCTCTTCCACCAACTTCGCCGACAAAAGGTACGTCTTTGGCACTTGCCCCTGCTGCAAGTATCGCTGCCGAACCGGTCATATCGTACCAGTCGTAAGATATATCGCCGGCATATCGTGGGTATCTTGTATTTAAATGAAGAAATTTTCTTCCTGCCAGTTCTTCTTTCTTTGTATCAAAGAGAGTGTTGTCTACTGCCAAAAGATCATCTTTTTGTAAAAAAGCCATTTTTTTATCTCCTTATCTTTTTAATCTGCTATCAGTTTAAACGGTCCGCTTATCCAAAGCACTGCGTGTCCGTTTTTGGTTTCGCTTTTCCATTCTGCAAATTCAACTACTGCGGTTTTGCCGGCTTCGGCAGTTTTACAAAAAATGCCTATCGGCTTATCTGCTGATGCGGTATGTCGAACTCTTACCTTATCGCCCGGTTTTACATTTTCACTAACACATACAACCACAATACCCTTGCGAATAACCCCGCATGGGTCTTTTTCGGTATATTTATTATTGTCAAAATCTCCGGCTTCAAAAGATTTACCTGCAACGCCTAAAAATTCGCCTGTTGCAGATGATATTATTTTTACTCCCTCAGGCTCTGCTCCTCGCATAACACCCGAGCCAAATTGAATTGACTCCTCGGCAACAAAACTTCCGATATATTCATCGGGAAGATGTTGTGCAATTTCTCCTGCCTCTCGAAGTTTGTCATTATGTAAACCGCCCATTGGTATACTCATTTGTCGGCCTCCTTCATCCAGTTTAGTCTTTTTTGTTTTTTCTCGTTGATAGCCGATGCATCAATGCGATTGCTTGAATTTGAGTTGCCAATGTCATAATTTGCTTGACTTTTAGCATACGCTAAGGCTGCATCAAATCTTGCTTCAATGTAAACATCATCCTTTTTGTCTAATTTAGTGCCCTCGTCAAAGGGAAGGGTGTTCTCTATGACTTTAAGCATGATGTTTCTTTCGTTCATCCCATCGTATTTAAAGTCCGGAACTATGGCTTTTGCGGTTTCTATTAACTGGATTCTCCTGTTAACGGCTTTATCAAATACGATTGCTGCATCGTGCTTTTTTGTCACCGAGCCGAGTTTTTTTATTAAGGCTTCGGCCGCATCTGCTCGTGCCTCTGCTTTTTTTAAGCGTTTTTTTAGCTTTTTGATGTCTTTTGAATCGGTTTTTTTGTCATCGTCTTCATCGTCATCATCATTTTTCGTGTCTTTGTCTTCATCGTCATCATCGTTTTTGACATCATCGTCATCATCGTTCTGATCGTCATTTTTTGTGTCTTTGTCTTCATCATCATCTGAATCCGACTCAAACTTAAACCCGAAAATTTCCGCTATTTTCTTTCTAATTTCGTCTAAAGTCATTTTGCTGTCTCTCCTTGTATTAGATTTGTTTTTTTTTTGACCTTCTTCTATTTGAACTGCATATTTTCCATTTGCAGAATCAAGATATGCTCTTACATCTTCACCGGCTCGGCCTTCTTCAACGTGTGCAATATGATTGATGATTATTTCTGTTTGTTTAACATCGTATTTTTCACCCTCAAAAACGCCCGGCGTATGGTCTAATTTTGTTTTGAAGCCGATGCTAACCTCGATCTTTTTGCCTGCCTCTAAGTCGGCTATTAAATTGGCATCGTAGATTGTTTCAACAGCTTCTAATTTTTGATTTTCTATTACTGTTATTTCATCGCCAAGTGTACCCTTAATATAAGCTTTCCAGTTGGAAGTGTTGACCATTCCGTCATTGTCGCCAACAGGCGGATGATCATCTGTAACAGGAGCCCCTTTGGCTGAATTTATAGTGAGTTCTGATAAAAGATCTTCGGGAAGTTTTGCCTCATAGCGAATATCGCCCGAGGGTGTAAGATAAGGGAAAACCCCTATCTTTGCAAACACAACTTTTACACGCAGAAAACCGTCTCCTTTTTCGACTATCTCTGCCTGCCCGCGGTCATATCTTAATTCATTACCCATAGAAAGTAATATATAATATATAGCCGATATGCACAAGAGCCAACTGGCGGTAAGTGAGTTAAACTGGCAGAAAGTGAGTTAATTTTTTTTATAAGATTTTATAAGAGAAGAGAGGTTATCCTCTCTTTGGTGATTATTGTTTTTAATAGGGGGTTTTTACAGCAAACCGAGACGTGCTTTTGCTACTTCGCTTTTTATGTCTTGATAAATCATGTCTGCCGTTTCAGGGGAATATCCAAACCTCATATACTCTGCGATTGCTTCATCTTTGGTAATAGTTCCAGCTATAATTTCCAAAGAAATTTCTCTAGCCGATGTTATAGGGAATTTTTCAATCATTACTCAATCAACCCTTCTTTTTTAAATAAAACATCTAGTGCTTCATATAGCTTTCGGGCATCATTTTTGTCAAGCAAATATCCATATTCACCTTCTATTTTTTGCAACATTGCAGTTCTATTTCTTTCTATTGAACCCTTGTAAACAAACATATATTGTTCAGAAGCTCTTGCAAAAAGTTCTTCTGTCTTTAATAGATACTTAAATTTTTCTATTTGTTTTTCTGTTAGCTTTTTCCCGGATGGCAACTGCCCTGTTTTTATTATTTTTCGTATTTTTTTAACATCACCGCTTTCTTTTATGATATAAAGAACACTTGCTAATGCACCAGTATATTTGACCTTATTCCCAACTTTTACCCTACTTTTGAACTGGTTAAAAGACATATAATGCATAAATTCATGCAAAAATGTCCTTTCAGGGAACAGCGTGCCGGGTTTCAACGCAATAGCTTTACTTGCAGGTACAAACACCCCCTTTACATCTTTATCAAGATTTTTGAACGACATTTTGTCTGTAACGGTAATAGCGTGCTTAATACGTTTAGGGTCAATATTAAAAACTTTGTCAAGCTCACCAATCATATTATCGACACTTTTCCTTAAATTAACATCCTGTATATCAATAACCATTCTTTCGGCAATGCCGCCGTTTTCACTCCATTTAGCCTTTTCTGTACCGGGGCGGATATTCTCATAATAGTTGTCATCCGGTTTCGGGTCGGTATATTCTCTGTCTGCCATTTCGGGTCCAAGGGCAGGTTCTGCATGGCATCTGCAATTGTAATCACCTCCCGGATCGGCTTTTCTGCCGCTAAGAAGATCAACAATTGGCGGATTGCCCCATTTGTGATAAGTCCCCTCCAAATCAGAATGCCGGTCTCTTGTTTTATTGTCACCAACACATCTCCAAATATAGCCCGGTATGCCTGCTCCTTGTTGACGAATTCTTGTAGCTTCGCCAAAAAATTTACTCGACTGATCCCTTGCCCAAAATTCGGCTTGTGAAATATTGACCCCGGTTGTTTCCATAAGTTCTTTTGCAATCTCTTTACGGCTCTTTCCGGATAGGATATTTTCTTTTACAATTCTTTCAATGTCATCGAAATGTGCTTTATACTTTTCGTTTATTAGATGCACATTTCTTTTTACGGCTTCATCTATTAAGTCTTTATTCGGTTGGCTTAAATTGTTAAAAGGCTTTACCGTAGTCATCCAAAGTTCGCCGGCTTGCCCCTTTGGAGTAGGTCGTCCTGTTACCGATGGGGGCTGAGGCGTGTTCAAGCGAGAATACATTTTTCCCATTACCTCATTGCTTTTGTCGCGAGCCCATGCATCTATTTGAGTGAAGTCTTTTTTAATTATTTTTTCAAGTTTTTCGGCTTCAATTCTTTCTCCGTATTTTTCTCGAAGTTTTCTTATGTATTCCAACATATCTTCTAAAGAATCAACCCTAACAGATACATCACTATCAGCTCTATGTTCACTTCTTAACCTTGCAATAACCTCTTGGGTAAAGGGCTTGGCATATTTTGCAAACCTGCCGGCAAAGTCTTTTTTATATTGCAGTTCAAGATTAAAAGGATACATCAAGATACTCCTTTACCGATAGGCGGTGATGGATTTCTAAAACCCTCTCAGATGCGAGGAAAGGGCTTCCAAACGTTTCCAAAATAAAAAGTAGGGCATAGATACCAAGAGACATAAACACCCCTTAAAACATTAATTTATTGCGTTGTAGACGATTTGTCTTTTTTCTCATCTTTTTCGTCATCCTCTTCGATATTAAGCGGCGGATTGCTAAAATCCAATGGCTGATCTTCCCAGTCATCAAACTCTTCCAACTCCGAAAAACGAAGCTGTTTGATTTCACTTGGAGATAGTACGCCGGTTGTTATGTATATCTGATCGATTTGTGCTTGTTTTAGTTTTCGGTCGGCTTCTTCGTTGGGGTCTTCAACCCAAAGAGGATTAAATGTAATCTCCCAGTCAAGGGCTGATGTATCTCCTCCGAGTGCTTTGTGTATCTCTCCTTTTTTTTCGTTAACAATTAAGTAAACGATTCTCTCTAATACCGGTCGACCGTCTGTTTCTTGCATTCGATTTACTCCCTCATAATATCCGCGTAAATCAAATTGCCCCGATGTTATAACCCCTTGGCTTTGACCCATAAGCCTTGACTTTGGCTGTTGAGCCATACCACAAAGATTTTCAAATATGATTTCAACAGCTTCTTTTAAAAAACCTTTTCCTGCCTCTGTGCCTACTATCCTTTGCAGTTCTTCGTCATCAGATATTCCCATAAAACCCTGAGTAGACATTACAGATTTTACGCTCTCCAAAGTGTTAGCAAGTTCGGTTGAAGACATGTGTTTAAAGTCGGGCGATTTTAAAACCCATACTGCCATTTCGTACACCAACGAAGAAATAGACCAAAGTGCCGTATCTTGCCCTATAATAGGAGAAAGAATTGTAGATATAACCGATATACCTCTCTCTTCTTCGGGCAGATATTTTCTTACTATATGAAAAAGCCTTGACTCATGCGTTTCTATTCCGCTTATGATATATTTTCGTGTATGATAGGCTTTGGATAGAGGACTTCGTGTAACTGTTCTAACCGAAACATCATCCGGACCAAAAACATTGATATAATCTATTTTGTCTATTGACGGCATTGGGAAAGCAAGTTCGCTGTGAACTTGGGGCTTGTCGGCAATTACGCCTATATACATAAATCCGCCCTCTTCATACATTCTCGAAAAGCGTACTAAGTCGCTAAACTTTTCTCTAACTCCTAATTCATCCATGCGGTTTATTATAAGGCGGGATATCCCCAATCCGGGAAGATCGCCGTCGGTATCTCGATTGGTTTTAATGGTAATCCAATCTTTGACGGCATCCTCGGCAGGGGCATCTATAATATTTTGGATAAATCCATTAGACATATACCAGTTTCTAACTACGGTTGATGCTAATTGTCTAACATCAGGAGCTAATCGAGCCAGTTTATCTCTCGATGTGCCTCTTCCGGTAGAGTGCCCAATCATAGAATCAAACCTCTTATCAAGTGGTGAAACTGCTTTTTCTACTTTTTTTTGGTGTCTTCTCTTCATTTATATAACCTTTTATTAAAAAAATTAGCAAGATTGCTGTATCTATCAGATATTTTGGGCTTTCCAAAGCCGAGTTGCTGCACAAGACCTGCCAGAGAATCGGCAGCATCTTTGTTTTTTGAGAGTTCTGTATAATGTAAGAGCTGTTTCATGTATTCAGGCGTTACATCCTTAGAGAAATATATGTGATGCCAATTAAGTTTGACATTGTTAATTATTCTAAAATGTTTATCTTTGATGCTTGTAACAAGTCCTACATTAAGTCCTCTTTTTTTAAGTTCGTATTGCATAATTCGCTGTGCTTGATTGGCTTCTACATAGAGTGTGCGAAGATTTTCCCTCTTGTGGATTGTTTCAAGCATTTCGTAAGTTTTTTCTATTCCGCCAAGCCAGCTATATCCGCCCGTAACGAAAATTTTTGGGTCGCCGTTGTAGTTTTCAATGCCCCCAATCGATAGTGAACTATAACAATCCCCACCAAACGCAGGGTCAATATACCCAATCTTAGGCATTAACTCTGAGGGTTCACGAAAAATTGGATCAGAAAACACACCATCCACCAAGTCAACCGGCGTTTGCTGATACAACGATTGAAAAAGTTTCTCGCCAAGCGAACTTCTAATATCTTGAATTTCTTCTAAATCGTAAGCCTCGCCCCATAAAGGAGCACCCGATTCATCAAGCATGGGTAGAGATAACATATCCCATTTCCCGCCATTTTCGAGTAAACCCTCGTTTTCTATGAGCTTACCTACTAAGTCGTTGGTGGTCCACCTTGTCATAATGACTATTATAGCAGCTCCCGGATACAGCCTTGTACGCATATCTGCCCTGTATCTGTTCCAGATTTTCTCTTGCATAATATCCGATAAAGCCTCATCCATGTCCTTAACAGGGTCATCTATAATCAGAATGTTCGCACCGTATCCTGTTATACCGCCTTTTAGACTGGTCGCTAAAACTTTACCGCCTATGGCTGTACGCCATTCGCCGGCAGCTTGTTTTGAATCGTCCATTTTGAAGTTGCCGAAAACACTTTTAAAGCGGTCGGTTTTACAGGTGTTTCTAACCCACGAGGTATACTCCTCTGCCTTGTCTTTATTGTAGCTTGAAAGAATTATTTCACGCCGTGGGTTTTTCCCAAGTAACCAAGATAAGAACATTTGCGAAACTAAATAAGATTTCCCAAAACGAGGCGGAATATTTATTATAAGTCTTTTAAGTTCTCCCTTTTCGACTTTTTCTAACTTTTCGGCAACTAACTGTAAATGTCGTGGGGTTATAAATTTAGGGTCGATATATCTACAAAAAGCAAAAAGTTCGTTTTGTCCGTAGTTTTTACCATATAGTACACGATCTTCGGGGCGAATTTTAGAAAATTTCTTTAATCCCTCTTCTAAAAGGGTGTCGAGAATCTCTTGATGACTAACTTGAAACATTTTAGCCCTCAATCATTTTTTGAGATTCTAAATCGGGATTCTCGTGTAAAATTCTGATTCTGATTTCTTTTTCAATATGTTTCCAGTGCTTTTGTATCGATTTGCGAACTTCGGGCACTTCATAGAAAATATCAAGCACCATTTGAATGATGGCAAGACCATCGGTTTTTCCTTGTGTCTTCTCATCAAGTTTAATCCCAAAGTCTAAAAACGTCCTTAGTGCATACATCCCCCCATCATAAGATGATACTTTCATGGCAGACTCTTCAACTAATCTAGTATACAATTTTTCTGTGAGAGTATCGACTTTATCTCTTGCAGCAACTATGCGGTTTTTTTCTTGTGCATCTATTGTTTGCTTTGCAACTTCTCTAATGTCGGTTCGATAATCTGCCCAAGATAGTCCTTTTCTGTCTTTTTTCTCTGACCAGTTTTTTATAGTGTTTGCAGTTATAGCTATCTTAAAACTTTTAGACAGCGTTTTTGCTATTTCTTCAAAAGAAGTTCCATTTATAAAAAGAGTATAGGCTTTAATTTTTACATGGTCTTGATATGCCATTCATCATACCTCATGTGAGGTATGGTACAACTTATAGCGAATATACACAAGTGCCAACTGGCGGTAAGTGAGCTAAACTGGCAGCAAGTGAGTTAATTTTTTATTCTTCGTAGTCGCTTGTAGAGTTGTAAGAATTGTCGAAAAACTTTTTTAAGTCACAAACCTTATACAAAAATTTTCTTTTAGAGTAACTATAATAAGATATTTTGCCGTCATCTCTATATCTTGCAAATGTGCTTTCAGATACGTTCAGTATGCGGGCAGCTTCCCTTAGTGTTACTAATTCATCGTCTTTATAATTGTTAATCTCAGCCATTATTCAACAATAGAGACATAATGTTTAAATGTCAAGTAAAAATTACCAACAATAGCCGACAGATGCCTTTATGCCAAAAAAATTATTTCCTAAATCCATACCACCGCCAAGAGTTATTCTGTTAATTCTATAACCATACATTATGCCATAGTATGCCGACTGTCTATTGTCTAACCCTATCGAAAAAGTTAAAGTGTGAACTCGCTTCATCCAGTTATACGCCTCGGGTATTAGCAGTTTAGGTATTTCTGTTTCAATTACACCCACTCCCTGTGAAGCCGTTTGAAAAGTTATAGTATTCCCACGAAAATTAAAATTATCGTGATCTATTCTTTCTCCGCTTATTTGTCTTACCACGACCTCATTGCCAACCGGTGTATCTTTTTGCAGATAAAAATATACTGCTATTGAGCCTGCCACTGCTCCTGCCAAAAATGATAATGTTATCGTTCTAAGTGATGCCAATATTTTTTTCATATTAGAACATTAAACTTTTTCTTTTAAAAATTCAAGAGCCAACTGGCGGTAAGTGAGTTAAACTGGCAAGAAGTGAGGTAAAAAATTTGCTTGACATCTAATATATAATATCAATACAAAAGTATAGAGGTATATATTATGTTCAACGATCAAACTTTCCAAATATTTTTATTTTTAATTCCGGGCTTAATAGCTTCGGTTATAATGAATGCAATGGTGGTGCGGAAAAATCAAAGCCAATTAACCAAACTAATCGAAGCCTTGATTTTTTCATTACTAATTTATGTTACATTTTCCGGCTTTGCAAAAAATGGCAACATTTTTATAATTAGTGATTTTGAAACACCGGGACTAATTTATGAATTTAAGTCATTGATTGGTATCTTATTGTTGAGTCTTTTCTATGGTGTTCTTTTTGGTGGACTTATACATTATGATGTACTCTTGAATTGTTTGAGAACAGTTAAGCTAACCAAGAAAACAGCGGAATCATCTGTTTGGTATGATGTATTTAAAAAAGAGAAGTGCTATATTGTTATAAATTTTGTAGACGGATACAGATTAAAGGGCTATCCTCGGCATTTTTCTGATGACCCCGACAAACCATACATCTATCTTCAAGATTCGTCTTGGGTTGTATACAATAAGAAAACAAAAAAGCAAACCCTTGTTCCGCTTAATAGGGGAGAAATTTTTATAACGCCCGAAATGAAAATCGAGTATATAGAGTTTCTCAATCAAGACAAAAAACAGTCTCTTAGCTGGATAAAAAAATTATTCCATAAGATTAAGCAATTGTTCAACAAAATAACCAAAAAAATATTTGGATAAAATATTATTTTTGTTTTGGTGGATTTGGTTCAGTATTTTTACCAATCGCTGAACTACTTCCACCAGAAGAATTATTGCTTACAGTTGAATTTTGGCTGTCTTCCCTGCGTACCATAGCAGATGAATTCTGCGATTTTTCAACCTTTCTGCTTGAATTATTATTATTTGCCATATTTACTACTCCTTAAAATTTTTATTATATTACATCAAGAACCAATGGTTCTTAATTTCTAACCTAACAAAAAAAATGCTTGACATTTACCCGCTAATATTAATACAAAAGATAAGCGAGGTAACATGATACAAACAACTATAAAAGACCACAAACTCATAACAGAAGAAACACCACCACATATTCGTATAACCGTAGAGTATATTGTTCCTTTTGAGTTTACAATTGAGTCGGCTTCCAAAAAAGGCAAAACCGCAAACATCACATGGAAATACGATGACACCTGTTTAAAAAGATTCCGAACTCATATAGACAATTTTGTAAACGCCGAAAAATCTATCTTATCTAAACCCAACACAGGAGTACTAACATGATAGCCTATATGATTATCAAACGACTCAATCAAATCGAAAAAAGAATCCCAAAAATGACCACATTTGACGAACATATCAAAGCATATTTTAAACTTAACCATATCTCCAAATTTTTAGATGCCCCAAACCCATCGTTAAAATCTAAAATCATATGCCTTTGGAAGCTTCTTCTCTATTAACAACAAAATCTTTTTCAGTCAGTAACCCTTACTTTACCATGTTGTGAAAAATCCACTCCGCCTGTTCCATACCGGTCCTCCCATAATTTCATCATTTCATCCGGATTGGTTATGATGCGACCAATTGCCAACTCACCCAGTCTTTTGTCTTTGTATTTAGAGATAAATTCTATAATCTTATCTTCCTCAGATTTACATTCAGTGCTAATATATAATTTAGGATTAACGCCGTCATCTTGGCTCACAAATAATTTAATTAACAACCCGCCGAATCCTTTTTCATTCGCCATCATTCTCACCCTTATTTTCTTTTGCTCTAATAACTACTACCAACTTTCCCTGAATAAGAACGAAATCCAATTCGCTCAAAAAAATAGGCTCAACCTCAGGATTTTCAGGTTTTAGTTCGAGACCATTTTTTACAAAAAACACACGTTTTAATGTAGCCTTATCTTCAATCAAGACAGCAACAATATCTCCATTGTTAATTTGATCGTGAACGGAAACAACCTTTTCAAACACCACAGTATCTCCATCAAATATATCTGCATTTATCATCGAATTTCCAACAACTTTTAGGGCAAATAAATCCTCCAACCTAATTCGCCTAGGTAGATTGTACGATTGTACGGCTACATAAC